ACGTCTCGATGGCCATCAGCGCCCTCCTTTAGTGTTCCGGTAGCTCACTCCGCCGGGTCGCCAAGAATCTGCAACAGCCTTCTCGGCAGCGAGCTGCATCTGCTTCTGCATGTTTTGCTGAAGCAGCATCTGGTCGAGCTCCATGCCTTCGTCACTTCGATCCGCGACTGCTACGTTGACCGGTGCCGACACACTGATCATCGTGCCCGAAGTGCTCGTGGTAGCGAGGGTTGAAGCAGGCCCAGTGCCGAGCGGGGTGATGGTGCCACCCTGCCCCCCCATCATCAGATAGGTTTTACCCCCCTGATTTAGCAGTTCAGGCCCAAGCTCGTTAACCTGGTAGAGCGAGTTTGCTGCTACTGGGCCGCCACCAGCGCGCTGGCCGGAGACGAAGTTGTCCATGATCTCGGGGCTGTACCCAGCCTGGGTTGACCCCGCAGACGTTGCTCCGCCACCGAAGTAGCTTGCTGCCGCAGACGTACCAAAGCTCACTAGGCTGCTCAGCAGACCAGATGCGGCCTGCTGAGTGGCGATGCGCGCCATGTCAGCCAGAATCGACTTGGTGAAGTCAGCGAACGAGAACTTGCCGGTCATGGCGAAGTTCACGACAGCATCTTCCATTGAGCTGAAGGCGTTGCTGAACAGGGCTTTCGTCTGCCCGGCAACATCACGGGCCTGCTCCAGGTAGTTCTGGAAGGCCGACGACGCCCCTTTGCGCCAGTCGCCCTGTGCTTCCGAAATTTTGTCGTAGTTGTCCACGACCGTATCTCGGTACCCATCCTCGGCTTTGCTCAGAATTGCCAGGTCGCGCTCGTAGTCGTTCTGGCTGTACTTGTCTGGGGCGGTACGCCTGCGATCAAGAAGCTTTGCGCGCTCATCGTTGAACCGGTCTGTTACGCCATCAAGATCGCGCTGCAAGCCTTGCTGGCGATCACCAAGACCGAGATTGTTCGCGGCCCTCGTGCCCGATATAGAGAGCGCAGCACGCTGCCGCTCCAGCTGGTCGACATAAGCTTGGGTTGCAGCGGTCTGCTTGGCCAACCGTCCTTGCTCATTGGTCGCCAGCACCGAAAGCTCGGTATCGGCGTCCTTTTGAGCCTTCACCATGGCGGCGCGGGCGTCAGCAATCTTCTGGTCAAGCTGGATGCGCTGCTGGGCGCTGGTACTGCTGCGCCCCTTGGCCTCCTCCAGTGCCGTGATCTCGGCCTCGTAGGCGTTCGTGACCTCGGCCTTCTGCTGCTCGATGATTGCGGCCCGCTGTGCGGCGTACGACTCCTGCGAGATCAGGCCGGCCTTCTGCGCCGCATCCAGTTCCTTCTGGTGGTTCTTGTACTCGGCCAGGATGGCGCTCAGTGCGTTCTTCTGGTCGTTGAAGTCGGTGAGATCAACAGGCGGCGTCCGACCTGCCGGCTCTTTGTACTTCTGGCGCTCCTGGTTTCTCAGAGCCTCAATCTGGGCATCCGTAACGGTAAGTCCGTCAGCGCGCGCCTTTGCGACATACCGATCTACCTCCTCCAGCGCCTTCTTGAGTTTCTCTGCTTTAGGGGCAGTCTTGTCGAGCTCATCCTGAATCCACTTGTAGGCGGTCTGGCCTTCGGTGGTCACAACCCCGGCATCCGGCTTGGATACCGTTACGATCTCATCAAGTCGAGCCCTCCACGCCTTCAGCTTCGCGGGGTCGTAGTTCCGATCGTTCCTGAACTCCGGCCTGATGCTCTCCATTGATTGAATCTGAAGTCGTAGCTTGTCGGCGACCTCATCCAAGGACGGTGCGCGCCATGTGTCCTTAATGCCGTCCCACATTTTGCTCGCTGCTGAGCCAATCTCATCAAAGAGCTTGGGCAACCCACTCATTTCCTCCTTGATCAGCCGAGCCCGGCGAGTCATGGTCTCGCCGAACTGCTCCGTGATGAGTTGTACTGCTTCTGTTTTTTCACCCTGCTCGACCAACGCCCTGGCCTGCTCAAGCGTCGCTGCAGTCAAATAATGATATTTTTCGTTCAAGTCCTCAGCAGCCTTGACCGGGTCATCTGCGATCTTGCGAAACTCAGCCAGCGTTTCTTCAACGGCGCGCCCTGTGGCCCTTTCCATTTCAAGCGCGGTGGTGGCTACGATCTTGAAGCTTTCGCCAGCAAGATCTCCAGCTCCAGCAATTTGAGCCAAAACGGTGGCGGCAGCTCCAGTGGTTCCCACCGAGGTACTGATCTGCCTAGCCATCTCCGTGAGCTTTGCCCCGGATGTTCCTGCGTAATTGCCAGTGAGGATGATGGCTTGATTGAAAGCATCCTGCTCCTTTCCAGCCTGGTAATAAGCCAGACCCAGCACACCAACTGCCGCCGCGCTCAGCGTCAGGGGACTGATCAGCCCAGCGATGTAACCACCCATCGCCTTTGCCGCAGCGCCGATGCCACCAAACGAATCCTTGACCTGACTACCTTGCTGCAGAAAAACACTGAGCGGCGATTGGCCGGCCTGCAAACTGATCACGACGTCTGAAAGTTGTGCTGGCAGCATGCGCATTGCTGCTGCCGTCTGCTTAGCACTCATCCCGGTCTTGCCGAGCGCGACATCCATTCCACCCAAGGCTGTGCGGGCCTGGTCGATCTTCGCCTGGTACTCGCCGAAGGTCTCCGCATCGAGCGCGCCACTGGTGCGAAAGCCCTTCAGCTTCTGCTCCATCTGGTCCAGCCGGCTCATGGCCGCGACGGTAGGGTCGATCTTGCCCAGCAGATCTTCAAGCGCCTGGCCTTCTTCCCGATGCGCGCCGGCGGCCTTCTTCGCCGCCTCCGCCTGGCGCTCTTCTGTGGCGATGAGGGCCTGGGCCCGGCTGTTGATGGCTGCCTGGCGGCTGGCACTGTCGGACAGAACGGCGTTCGCCTGGGCGGTTACCTCGGCGCTCTGCTCGGTTGCCCGGTTGAGCGATTGAACGTACTGGCTGGCCTCCAGCGAGGCCTTGGCCACGGCCAGAATCCTGGCTTGCTGCTCGTCGGCGGATTCGGCGGCGCGCCGGCCAGCCTGGGCACCGGCATCAGTGGCGCTGGTGAGCGCCTCCTGCACCTTGCCCGCCTGAGCGGCCTCGGCCCGGAAAGCTCCCATGTTCGCCGCGGCGCTGCTGAATGCCGTGGAAGCGCTGGTAACGGCGCGTCCCACGGTGGCCATCTGCTGCGCCAACTCTGTCTGCTTGGCGTTGAGCGCCTGCAGCTCCTGCACGATCTGCCGGGTGTCACCCTGCAGGCTGCCCAGGGCAGTCTCCCAGGCGCGACCGGTTCGCCCGGCCGACTCCTCGCTACGCTTGCCAGCGTCCGTCAGCTGATCGAGGTTGTCCTTGGCTTCGACGGCATCACCGGAGTCGATCTGAAGGCCGAGAGAGGCAATGGTGGTCATGATCTACTCCATCGATTCGGCCATGACGGCCAAGGCCTCAACCTCCATGACGCGGAGATCGGGGAAAATGTCGTTGAGGTCGCGGCGCTTGATGCCGAGCATTGAGGCGGTTGCAGGAATGGCGGTGTAGTCCAGGCCGGATGGGCCGCCCGAAGCCACCCGCCACTGCGTGCCCAGCGCATCGAACAGGCGGAACGCAGGCCAGGCATCCGGCAAGACCTCCACTACCTCCTCCTCGATGTCATCAAGTGTCAGCCCCAGCGCCGCCAGCTGTTCGGCGGACGGACCACGCTCGTAGCAGGCCCGGGCCGCCGCCTTCAGTTTCCCAAGCGGGCCGGGCTGTAGGCAGCCTGGTAGGCATCAATGACCGCCTTCGGAGCGCCGGTGCAGGTGCGCACCAGGTCAACGATGGCCTCGGCGCTGAACTCGTCCTCCAGGTCCCAGCCTGTGACGATATCGCCCAACTGCTCGGCCTGCAGGACGATTTCACCGGTGGTGACCTCCTCCCAAGTCGCCCCGTCCTTCTGGGCCTTTTCCGCCCAGGCATCGCGAGCCTTGTTCCAGCGGTCGAACATTGCGGACAGGGCCACGCGGTCCATGTAGCGGAACTGGAATTCGACCGGCGCCGGCTCGGCGCCAATTCGCGGAACCTGCACCACGGCAGCGAAAGTGGGATTCTGCGCGATCTTGATCTTCGCCATGAGGGCTCCTTACGCGCCGGCCAGGTAACGAAGCGAGCGAGCCGACAGGCCGACGCTGATGGTTCGGGTCATCACGTTGTTCCGCTCCATGGTCGGATCGGGGGTGATGCTGACGTAGCCTGGGTACAGGATCTGGTCGCCGTTGCGAAGCTTCATGCGGATCACCGCCAGCTCCTTGGAGGCGTCGTAACCCTCGACAGCCTCGACGTACGCGGCCGTCGGCTGGTCCTCGACCACGATCGACAGGCTGGTAGGGTTTCTGTTGGTAGGGAACTGCTTGTCATCGTCGTCTTCCAAGTATCCAACAGTCGCATACTGCTGCTCACCTCCAGACGAGTTGAACGAGGTGACTTTGGAAATCTGCACCCAGTCGGACACAGGGAGAACGGAGCCTACGCCGGCGCCAGCGGTGAAGCGTTCCGCATCGCTGGTGTCCAAACCGGCCAGGGAGAAGGCGCTGGCTGCGACGTTGGCCGCCTTCACGGCACGGTCGTTGATCAGGGCCCACCCGGAGTTAACCAGGAGAACATCGCCGTTCTGGATGGTGTGATCGGCTGAAGTCGCAACAGGCGGTTTTGCGTTGGTCAGCGCGGTGATTGGGACGGCAGCGCCGATGACGCGTGCGATCTCCAGCACCGCGCCGTTTGGCAGCGGGAAGCGTGCGGCCATGGTGTTTTCCTCTTGGGTAGAAACGAAAAAGCCCGCACTCGGCGGGCAGTACCTTCGTGGTACCGTTGCAATCCCTACGAAAGCAATGGATTCACGAGATGGAAGCGTTCATCATTTTTCATCAGTCCGTATCAGACCATTCAGTAGTTCAGCTTGAATCCAAGGCAATTGACCTGGTCGCACGAGGGATTGAGCGACTGACGGTCGTTATCAACAGCGGCGGTGGAAGCACGTATGCGGGGCTTGGTGCTTTTCACCTTCTTCGAAGCCTTCCGATCGAAGTGAACACCCACACCCATAGTGTATGCGGGTCAATAGCCGCTTCAATTTACTTGGCAGGCAAACGTCGCACCATTGCAGCTGCAAGTGCGGTGATCCTGCACGCGACGACTTACACCGATGGCCCGTTCGCAGGCCAACAGTCGATGTTTAACAAGGTCGTCGCAGAGCCCTTCAGGTCTATTGCTGGCTGGGGCGATGACCTTGTAATGCGGTTCCTGTCGCCTGGCGAGAACTACATGTGGCCTGATGAGGCTGTTGAGCTCGGCTTTGCACACGAAGTGGTTGATCTGCAGATCCCGCCTGGGGCAGAGATTCATCACATCGCATAGAGATCTCAATAGATCGCCTCAGCCTACAACCCAACCGCCTGCAGTCCTCATAGACGCATCCACACTGAGGTGATACGACCTGATTGAGCATTGAACCCTCCCGAACTAGAAAGATGCATTTCGCAAGCCGCTTGGAGGGATGAGCCCTCAGGAAGCTGGTTGATCTGCGACACCGCGGTAAGTGAAGCTGGCCGGCACCGTGTAGGTCGCCGACTCGGTGATGGTTGGGCCATGGTCAATTGGTTCGGTGACCAGGCCCTCGAAGCCATTGCGGCTGAGTTCCGAATCCACCCGGAAGAGACTCGAAAGCTCTTCTACCAGAGTCTCGGCGGCTGCCAGAGGCTGGCCCGCCGGGCAAACGATGCTGACCTGGTAGACTCCGGTGTACTCGTAGGCCTCGCCGCCCAGGTAGCGACAGGTGGTGCCCGCCGGCAGCTGGAAAGCCTGCAGGTAGGTTTCACCTGGTTGAGCTTCGAAGGCCTGCTCGAAGTTCGCGACCCTGATCGGGCGTGCCGCGGCCCAGGCCATCAACTTGCTCTCGATGGCCTGCCGGGCCCTTGCTTGGCTCATACGCTGTTGTTCCTGATGGCTTCGTCGACGATGCGTTGGAAGTTAGCCAGAGTCACCCTGACCATGCCGGCCGGCGCCTGCGTTGAATGTCCATACTCCAGCGGGATGGCGTACGGCAGGTTGTTCACGATGTACGCTGTCTGGCCTATGGTCAGCGCCTGCACTTGGGTGACGAGCGCGGTAATGGCCTCGCTGCCCGACGGATCGATGCGATCGAGTTCCTCAGTCGCCGGAGAGTCGATGGAGAACTGCCAGTTGCCCCGGAACCGCCCTCCAACGTAGCCCTCGCCCGCGACCAGGCCGTTCATAGCGAAGTTCTGCTCACGCTCGGCCTTGGTCAGCGGCTTGGCGTACTTCACGCCTTTACGCAGCCTGCCGGCCTTGGTGAAGTTGTCCTGGTTCAAGTTGATCAGGGTGTTGCGTACCGCGACCTTGAAGTCATAGTCATCGGCGGCCTTGTTGGCCTTAGCCCGGTGAGCCACGTTGGCCGCCCATAGTTCCGGGTTGCCTACCGGTGACATGCGGATGACGCTGCTGCCGATCTCGATCACGATTTCGCGGAAGGTCGCGTCCAGGGCTTGCTCCGCCTGTTCTGCGAAGGCCCGTATGGCCTCAGCGAACCCGCCCTGCTGCCCGCCGTATCGCTGAGCCATGTGTGAGCCGTGCGCCATGTCACTTCCTCAGCTGAATGGTCCAGGTCGCCTGGGCCGGGTCCTCGGAAACGTTGAGCACGCGGTACCCGCTCACCTGGTCACCGATCTTGGGGGCAGCTGGAACATCGGTAGCGGCACCGGCCTGCCCCTCTAAAATCTCGTTCTGGAGCACCAGCAGCTTCACATCCTCGGTTTGGATGCGGGTCCCGTCGATCTCCTTGGCCAGATAGCTGCCAAACACGCCGCGGCCGACGTAGTAGATGGTCGAGGCCGGTACTGTGCCGCCGATATCCGGGTCGTAACCACCCTTCACCGTGCGAGACCCAGCCACAGGCTTCACCGTGTCGGCCAGGCCATCTGGATCGTCGAACGCTTCCGCCAGCTCGGCCTGGAGTTCTTCGCGCATGCCCATGGGTCAGATCCTCTTGAGCATCACGGTGCCAGTGCGCCTGATCCACGGGGCGATAAGGTCAAGGGCGAAGTTCTCGGCAGCAGAGCGATCGACAGACCCCGCGACGTAGGTCTTGCTGGTCGAAGTGCCAGCCTGGGCCGACACCGTCTTGCTCTGCACCTCGCGCTGAGTGTCCTTGTAGAGCTTGCCGGCCGCAGCCAGCTTGGCCACTTGCGCGCCGGCAGTCACGATGGCATCCGGCACCTGGTCTAGCACCGGGCGTTTGATCTTGGCCGTGAGCCAGGCATTGGCCATAGCCACGGCAAGGACTGCATCACCGGTACCCGCCCAGTCCGGCCCGAGCTTCTGGTCAACATCAGCAACGGCGATGAAGTCGGTCATGGCTTACTCCTTCGACGGGATGAGGGCCTGCAGGTCGGGCTTGTTGAGGCCGGCGTCGAAGGTGATGCCCTGGGCCGTCAACCAGGCCTTCAGCTGCGGGACCTTCATTTTGTGCGGGTCCGTTTCATCGTCGCTGCCGCCCTCATCCTCGATCGCTTTGTCGATCTCCGCTTGGCTGCTGACCGAGGCATAGCCGTTCGGCGGGTAGACCGACGCCTTGTAGCCCTGCTCCAGCCACTGAGCGATGGTCGGGCCGTCCAAGCGCAGACCTTCCTCGATCTCGCTCACGCTGATGCCCTGGCGCTGGTACGCCTCGCCGATGTGCGGGGCATCCCCCTGCACGGACACCGAGGTAGCGCCGTCGATCACGCCGAAGAATTGGTCCAGGCGGCGATAGCAGGTGCCGCGCTCGCTGCCCGGGGTGTTGGTGTAGATGACTTTCATGCTGATCTCCTGCGCAGGGCGCCAGGCCGGCGCCCCGCATCATGGGGTCAAGGGGTGGCGGTGCCGCTGAT